TTCTGAATCTCGTTTGTCGTGATATTTGATATAATCACATAAGGGTAAGCAGCATTCTCAGGAATAGAAAAAGCATCGTACACAGGCACACCAATCTCGGGGTACAAAGCCTGATAGTAACCTGATTTTAACGCTTTAGATAAATCCATAGTCAAAGATAAGTTTTTTTTAGCGATTGATATTAAATCCAAATCTTGAACCTGTCTGTCGGAAGGCAAGTCTGCATCGGCAATTAATTGTGTTATTAGGTGTAGCTCCTTGGGTTGAATCTCCAGGATAGGCAAGAAGTTGACCTTGCACAATAAAGTTGTCCTTCAACGGAATAAAGAACTTAGGGTCAGTCATAATGTGAGAATCTCTAGTTCTATCATCACGCATAGCTTTCCATGCTTTCTCCCAATTCAATCCTGATGATTCTAAAGCAAATATCTGTGACTTGCTCATCGCATTGGTAGTCTCGGTTCTTGCTATCGTGTTAGCACGCAGTTCTAGGTCCACAGAGCGTATTAGCTGCGTTATCTCTTGGTCACTTAACCCTAGACCTCTCTGCTTAGATATAAGCTCTGTAACACGCTTAATACCCGTGCTAAGGACTTCGTTAATTCTAAAGATAATGTATGTCTGCAAGAAGCCATCCATAAGCCTTCTCCAAAACGAAGTCATCTCACTTGTCTCTTGAGGTTTAAGAGTACTTGCAACCTCATCAAATATGTCCTTTGTAGTTATTTCTTGGCTAGTTATCGGAGCAACAATAGAGTTCCAAGTTAATGTACCCTCATCCTCCATAATAAGCTGATACATGGCCTGATAAACCATCCTTAACCCATTGTCATCAACTTTGCCAATATCTTGTCCTGTGGCAAATAAATTAGCCATTTCATTGTACTGATCTGATAACGCTCTTCTTATCAAACGAGCAAACCTCTTCTCAAAATAAGAATGTCGAGATAAGAATATGGAATCTGGGTAATTCATTTAGCACGCTCGTAGATTTCAACTGCTCCCCAAATTACTAAAAAAGCAATAGAAATCGACAATAAGTATGCAAATGGCTTATTAAGCCAAATAGCAAATTCTACAATCCCTGAACAGATTGCTAAACACAGAAAAGCTAGAAAGCCAATCTGTGCTAAATCCTTAAGTTTTATCATGTTTGTTGTAATAGTTTCTTGATGTTTGCTAGAGTCTTATCAAACTCTATCCTAGCGTTCTTGTATAAAAATGACCTAGCAGGTAAAGGAGAAAATGGAGGTTGAGTTCCCCTAAATTGACTTGCATATTCTACTAATCCATACTGCTGTAAAAAAGATTGGTCTACACCAACTCCCGTACCAAACTCTATGTAAGGTGCGTAATCTACATTATTAATACCTCCTGCCTTAACTATCCAAGTAAGACCATTCTGAGATACTACAGAACGAATACTACGCTGCAAAGCTCCTGTATCAAATGCAACATCTCTCTTAGCATCAGCCTCAGTTCTTTCTGCCCATCCACGAACTTCTTTGTAGACTCCTGCTTGAACTTCCTTCGAGTACTTATCTAAGTCTTGTAATAGAATGTTGACCCCACTTACCTTAACTTGGACTGCCATTTCTGTTAGTTGTTTCCATTGCAGAGAATGCTCGTATAGTAATATACCTTCTCAATGGGTCAACTTTAGGAGCCATAGAAGTAAAGTAAAAACCTCTCCACTCAATCTGATCTCCATTGATAATGGCAACAGAAGGATTGTATCTTATTACAACCTCAATCAACGTACTCAAGTCCTGCTTCTGTATAACAGTATCAGCACTAGCACTAATCTCTCGCACACTAGCTCCTTTAGGCTCGTAGTAAGTAGAAACCGTGTTAATCAACTGACCTGTTACAGGGTCTTGAGTCTGCACAGAACGCTTAAATGCAATTTTCTCTCGCATCATGGGAATACAATTCTTCTGTATGGATTTACAAGCAATTTAACCTCATTCAACAAATCAGGCTTAGAATACTCTTCTCTGTACTCATAATAGTGATACGCCTGACGATAGATTGCTTGCTTTATTGCTTCGTTTACCAAACTAGCATTGGTTACATAGCTAATGTCAATGTCTTTTCCACCTTCTTTAAGCAAATCACCAAATAAGGTGTAACCTGCTGTGCTGATAGAAGTGATTGGACCATAAGGCAACTTGTAGTTCTTAGGCAGGTGCAGAGCAATTAACCTAATGGTTCTGATACCAAGAGACTTCTGCATATACTGCTCAATGTTCTGTCTTGCAGATTTTAGAAACAAAGCAATCAAGTTGTCATCTGTATCGAAGTCAATCCTTGCGTAATCCTTAAAGTCCTCAATGTTGTAAGGTTCAACGTAACTAGCCTCACTAGTGAAAGTTACTTGTAGTCCTGTTGCACCTTGATAGTCATATACTGGCAATATATCGCCAAGCATATCTTCGTTATATTCGTAGCCTGCCATGTTGTAAAGATAATAAAAAAGCCTTGGAAAAATCCAAGGCTCTTAATTCAAACTAGTGATTCCTAATTAGGAAGCCAAAGTTACCTTAATGAAGGCGTTGTCATAGAACACAGGAAGAGCAACTCTCTCTTCAACACGAACTAGGATTACGTTCTTCTCAGCATCGTCAGAGTTCTGATCGAAGAATCTGATACGAGGTGCCTGACGAGTCAACAATTGAGCTTGGTTCCAATCACCAACGATACCAGTTCCTTGAGAAAGGTAAGAGTTAGAGAATACAGGGATACCTACTACGTTCAACTGTCCAGTCAAAGGATTAACAGTTACAACACCAGGGAAGTCATACTCACCAGAACCAGCAGCTTTACCCAACAAGATGTTTACATAATCTTGGTTGCTCAACACGATTCCAGTTGGAGTGTGAAGGTTGTTCTTCAACTGACGCAAAGCAGCATCAATCAAGATTTCGATGCTGATAGTCTTAGAACCATTGTAGTTCTCAGAGTTAGCAGCGTCAAGAAGCAAACCTTGGATAAAGGTATCTTCCTTCTTCAACAATTCAGCACGACCTTTGTTCTGCAAGAATGAAGTCATCCAAGCCAAATCCTCAATCATAGAGATTGGAACTCCCTTGATAAGACCTGCAATCCACTCAGCATCTGCCTGATAAGTAGTGAACTTAGGCTCGATTTCAGGCTTAGAACCGTCTCCGTAAGCCCAAGTGTTAGCACCACCTACAGTAGCGTTCTCCTTTGGATACTTAACGAATTCACCTGCCATAGTTCCACCAGGAAGTACGTTTCTGTAGTGGAAAGACTCATACTTAACCAAGATTGGATCTCTGAAGTCAGTTACGAAAGGCTCATAACCTGTGAAGTCAGAATAGTTGAAATCTTTCATGGTCATTTCCATGCCCTTACCAGACTTCACATTCTTAACCATCTCAGCGTGGTTAGCCTTCAAAGTCTCATGTAGAGACCATCCGAAGTTCTTACGCTCAACCTTCTGAGCAGCTTTCTCATTTGCATGAGCCAATGCCAAATCCATTTCTTTCTGGATGTCAGCGTGTTTTGCCTGCATATCAGCAGTCAACTTGTCCATTGCGTCTTTAACTTTTGCGTCAAATCCAGCAACGTCTTTTTCTCTTTCAGTAGAGAAGTTCTTCTTAAGAGTGGTTAGCTCTTCAGCTAGGAAGTCCTGAACTTCCTTAATTTGCAATTCTGCCATGATTTCTAAATGTAGATTTAAGTGATTCGATAATTAATTTATGGTCTAAATCGGCTTCTTTCTCTTCCAAAGTAGCAGGAGCTGGCTTTAGAATGTCATAAAGTGATTTCAATCTTTCTTCTAATTTTACTAATGTCTCGTCAGTAGCATCTGAGGTTCTAACAAACTTCTCAAGTCTGTCCAAGTACTCAAACGCATCTGTTTCAGACTTCAAGTCGATAAATGTAGTTTCAGGATTAGCTCCTAGAAATTGTACTGCTGATCCTTCAAACATAATTACTTCTTTAATAACATTTGCCTTTCTGCTCTGGTCAAAGTACTGCTTGTCCTTTGGCACAGAGAATCCAAAGCTATGTTGGTTGATAAGCCCTGATTCAACCATCTTCATAAAGTCAACTCCAAGAGCATGAGTGCCAATCTTAGCCTCATATCTCAAGCCCTTCATATCCTCCTCTAGGTTAGTAATAAGAGCTACTGACTTTCTTGAGTCATGGTCTAGCAAGTACTTAATAAGTTTCTTGCCTTGAGGTCCACGCTCCATGATGGTCTTAGTGAATGCACCTTTCTCGATAACATCACCATCTAGGTCTTTATTGCCGAACATTGCAAAGTAACCTGAAACAACTCCTTGTTTCATGTCTGCATCTTGAAAGCCTTGATTTAATCCTTTAGTTAGCATACTTGCGCTCTGTTCTTTAATTTCACCTAATTCTCTTAGTTTACTTCTACTCCATGATAGGGCAGCTTTTCCTCCCCAGGCATCGTACATCAAAAGACCACATCCATCCTCATAAGAAATAGAAGAAGCTAAATCAACTTCATGCCTACTTAGATAGCTGTACATTCTTTTAATCGTATCTACGCTAACAGCTTCTCCATTAGCAAGTTGGTTCGCTCTCTGCTTTCCTACATCAGTTCCGCATGGTCCCCAACCATTCTCTTCAACAAATTTAAGAACTCTCTTGGCATTGTTTCTAACAGCTTCAGGATAGTCTGAATAGCTGTCAGCGTTTTTTATGCTAATTAATTCCATACACAAAGATTGAAAAAAACTATTAAAGTAACAAACTCATAGAAGATGACTAATTGCCTTCCTTGTATCTTCTCCATGCTCAAACCTATAGTAGTGAAACAAGTATATACCTTTAGCGATACCAATCCTTAATCTGTGCTGCATAACTTTCTTGCAGAAGTGGTAGTCAAAGAAATGCCCCTGTATCTGAATACCTCCTTCAGGGAATCCACCAACCTGCCTCCACATACTCTTAGGAAACAACATAAACAGCCCACCAATCACCTGCTGTATCGGCATTACATTACATCCATGCTCTTTGTACAAATCCACAGCAATCTTCCTATGGTTAAGCACATCAGAATCGTTGCTCTTCCTTCCTCCTACTAGCTGATAGTGCAAACCCAATCTGTTAGTCATGCAGCCTACTAGATCAAACTCTCCTGCTCTAGCTATGTCCTCACATTGCTGATATATCTTCTCATGATACATGGGTAGCGTATCAATGTCTCTAAGACAAATCCAATCGTTCTCAGGTAGCCTTTCGATTATTTCGTTTATAGCCCTGCCAATGTTCTTGTCTGATCTACCAGGTGTGATGTGATGCACACTAACGTTCTTCTTGTCCTCCTGTTGCTTCTTATGTGGCTTAACCTTGATGTATCTACTCTGCAATGACTGATGCTGAATGTTCTCCATTCGTGACTGCGTAACCCACATAGCAAATGGAACTGCTAACTCATCAACATCAGTATGCTCTTGAATAACATCCCACACCTTCTCCATGAGCTTATTCTGCACCTCGTTTCGATTCGACCGCACAAAGAAATTGTTGTGGTACAACCCTAGCTTATCGCTAAACCTCAGCTCCATGTAGTACCTAATCTGCCTTTTAACCATGTCTAAATCAATAGACCTAGTCATGGCAAACTGATAAACACTATTGTGCATTCTATGGGTAAACCATATCGGATGACTCGGAGGCTCTGCTATCAACCTGACATTTCCATCAATGTAGCAGACTAAATCGTATTCACTTAGATACACATGAGATAAGAACTTATACTTCCTACAATCTTTCTTATCATCTCCATCCACATCTATTATAGACCATCCATCAGCCTTAATATACAAGTCATCGGTAAATACCACAAAGTCCCACCCCTCAAACTTAGGGGCAGGACTCATCTCATCGTATCCTCCTAGAAGTACAGTATATACTACCTTCTTATTTCTCTCCATGTTCTATCATCGTAGAAATTTAAGTTCTTGTTACTACTAGCAAAACCAAACAAACATTCATCTTTATTTGCAATCATGCCTGGGAATCGCTCAGTCAAGTACTTGTCTAATGTAATCTTGCCTATCCTACTTTTTACCTTGTCTGTATCCATCCAATAAAACGAACCACTATAGTGGAAGTCCTGAGGTACATAAGGAGGGCAAGGCAACAGCTTACCGCATACACCTGCAAATATCTTATTGCCAAGTCTAGGTACATTCTCTAAGTTCTTTCTATACAAGTGAGAAATCCAAATGTCCAAGCCACTCCATGTTGGCCGTGTGACACCTTTGCAATGACCATAGAATGTCATGCCTCCATCTATTTCTGCTAAGGACTCTAAGAAGTGAAATGCTTCTCCTGTTGTGCTGATATTCTTTACAACTCGGTACTCGCAATCTTTAGGCAGCATTGAAACTATAGGCTCTATAGAATAGTCCTGATCTACGGCTATCTTGACAATCTTTTGACCATCAAATACCTTCCAATAAACCTCTAATAGCTTTAGATTCAATACATGGTAATGTCCTAGCTTACCATTGAAATAAATGAAGTAGATTAAATTTTTTCTAGCATCAGAGTCCATCCTGTTGGGGTTAGTGGTCTTTCTAGTAGTGCATACCCTAGATTCTTCCAAAACTCAATCCACTCTGGCTCAGCCTTGATGTTAATGTGTCCCCATGCCTCATCATTAGGAGTTCTATGAGGAGTAGAACTGAATACTATCAATCGTGGCTCTATAAAATCTACAGCCTTACCAATCTCTTCATCAGTCATGTGTTCTGCAACCTCAATAAACAGCATTAAGTCAGCAACCTTAGGTCTAGCAATCACCTTCAAGTCAGGGTACTCTTTCTTGCAGTAATCTCTGTGACTCTTGAACACATCCAATGCCATGACATCAAATCCATTCTGTCTCATTACCTCAGAGTACACTCCTGTGCCACATCCGTAATCAATTACATTTTCTGCATTAAACTTCTTGCAATACTCTGCTACACTAGTAGCCAAGTTTACAAATGCTACATTCTGCATAGTCAAGTTCATATCCTCAACCTCTGCTCGTAGGAACTCTTCCTCTGTTATTATCATCGTGTTTTGTTTATGGCATCATAGAAAGCAGCTTTATAGTCTGCTCTATTATTTCCTTCTTATCCATTCCTTCACTAAACTCAAACGTGTAGTCCTGGGCCTTGCACCAACAGCTATAGTCATCGCTCAATCGCTGTGCCTTAACTGTTATCTTCCCATTTAAGGGATCAAAGTTCTTCGTTAATATCTTCGTTTTCATCTTCCATGTCCATGTCGATGTCCTCCTCATCCTCTTCCTCCTCCACATACATCTCTGTCTCCAAATCACCGCCTCGCATATCACTCAGCGGCATATAGTTAGTAGGTACCAACACCTGACTCTCGTCAACCAATGTCCCGTAACCTAGAGCTTCTCTAATCTCATCCTGACTGAATACCATCGCCTGACGCATCCAATGTACCAACTCCTTCTTGTCAGCTTCCAATTCAGGATATACGTCAGTATCTGACATCACTACCAAGGTATTATCTCCATACCACTCTCTAGCCATCTTAGTCCACACATCATCCATCTTTCTCAACAATGGCAATACGCAGTTCGTAACTACTCGAGTATCACCTGTCTCACTATTGGCCAATGTTCCCTGCGGAGTCAACAACTGAGATGGGTATCCGTAGATATTCGCAATCTGTCTCTCCAAGTCCTGATTAAAGTCCAAGATACCCATGTCCACAGGACTCAAGCCTATCTGCACCCACTTCAGGTCACTCGGAGTCACAACAATGTCTCCTGCATTATGCGCACCCATGTGGTTCTGTCTGAACGAATCGTTAATCGCTACAGCCTGCTCAGCAGTTAACTCTGACTGATCTGCGTGTCTAGCGTTACCACTAACAATACCACTAGGACCCATGTTCGCAAACAACGACCCCTGCGCTACATCTGCAAATCTCTTTTGAGAAATTACATTCAAGCTACTTCTTAGTGGACTCAACCCCCAAAAAGTACTCTCATATCCTTGCCACTCAGAAACAGGGTTGAAGTACTTAAAATGTGCAATCTGACTATTCGGGATTATATTCTCAAAGTTATATGTAATCGCATATCCTGCCAATGGCTGTCTTCTATCTCCTGACATTACAGGCTTCACAGTCGGACTCGGCACACTCCACAACTCTACAGGCTGCTTAGCTCGCAATCCAACCCCAGGCACGCTCGCATACACAATCGCATTCCCTGTAATCAACAGATACCCTGCAACCTCTTCTCTCAGCTGTCTTCCTGTGCTAGTCGGGTTCGGTCTGTCCATCAGCTCTAAGAATGGATGCTGTTCAATCGATTCAAACGCCTTCACTCTAAGCTTAGCCAACTCAGTAGCATTCTCTCTGCTCTTTACATACTTTTTCTTAGCAAAGTACTTTTCTGCAAATCGCTTGTCCTTGACCTTATACAACATCGGAACAGCGTCAGCAGACTTCTCTACAATCTTAGAAACCACAGACTGTACTACAGGGATACTCTTATACGCCTTATCTATAAATATGCTGTCCTTTGCATCGTAAGGCATCCAAACCCCCTTTATATACTGC